TGACAGCGGCGGCGGCCGCGGTACCAAACGTCCAAGACTCGGCGATGGCGGTGTTGGCCCGCTATCGCGACCCAGGCGCTGAAAGTTCCCTGGTGACTAAGAAAAGGTGGCCCGCCCGGGCCACCTGTGAGGAGCCCATTTCTCGGGGTGCTCCCCCAGTCAACGCCGAGGCGGTACACTCGGCGAGCTTCCAAAGCTCAAGACTCCGTCGCAGACGCAAGTGGGTGGTGGCTCTACAGGAGCTACTTGGTGGGCGCGTCGGCATTTGTGGGGCTTTGCGGTTGGGGCGGTGGACACCAGACCTCCCCCTCCCGCACCAGTCCCTCGAGGGCCGCGTGATCCGCGCCATTGTGCGTCACGGAGTCAAGGTCGTCGGCGGCGGCCTAGTTCCGATAATTAACGAGAAGCAGGAGGCAGCTCAGGCGGTGATTCTTCACCTCAAAACTGTTGACGGGACTGAACACACCGTCATCCCTGAGCTGGTCGCCAAACTGTGCGCGTTCTCGGCGTTCCGCCCTCGAGACGGTCGGCTGTGTCTGGTCCTACGCAACCTAGCGTTGGACTGGGTACGCAAAGTGAAGCTGAGTTGGCTTCACGCTGCGTTGGTCGTTCCCTCGTCGGTGGTCCTCGGGGCATCAATCTCTCCTTACGAGGAGGAGGCGGTGGCCCACGCCACAAGCACAGTCCCTGGACTCCTCGCCCCTCTACACTCCTAGGACAGCCTGGTGAAGGTCGCTGGGTACTGTTGCGGAGAGGCCCGCCTGCCTCTGCGTCGCGGTGCCACGCTGGACGCGACCGGAACTAAAGGCTGTCTGCAGAGTGTACGTTCCATGTCAACCGCCTCCGTGTCTTCCGTGCCTGGTACTTGGGTACCGACGGTCCACGGAGTTTGCGAGCACAACGAGTACGTGGCCTTGTTGAAGCGTACTCTCGGTCCCACACCCACCCCGGATGAGCACAGCCGCCGGTTCTTGGATCTGGCCTTTCGGCCTTTGCTGAGAACTGCTGTGCGATATGGCGGGCAAAGATGGGACTATCTCACCACTGCGCAATCTTACAAGGGTGCACTGCGCAGGAGATACCTGGAGGCGGAAAGGTCGCTACTGGAGGACGGTCCCATACGCTCGGGGGACTGGTTCATCAGAGCCTTTCTGAAGGCTGAGAAACGCAAGCCGTGGGATGTGGCGAAGCCTAGGATGATTTTTCCCAGATCACCTAGGTACAACCTGCACTTAGCGTCTTGGCTCAAGCCCTTCGAGCACTGGCTGTGGGGAAACCTGCGGTCTAGGGCGATCTCCGGGGTCGGCAATGTGAGAGTTGTCGCTAAAGGCCTCAACCCGAGGCGACGTGCCAATCTGATAGTCAAGAAATTCAATTCCTTTTCTGAGTGCGTTGTGTTTGAGGTGGATGGCAAGGCGTTTGAGGCCCACATCTCGGCCGAGCAACTAGGCTTGGAGCACTCGGTCTACCTCGCCGCTTATGGCGGCGATGCGGACCTCCAGAGAGCTCTTCAAGTGCAGTTGGCGAACCGGGGCGCGACAAGTATGGGCCATAGGTTCTCCCGCATTGGCGGAAGGGCGAGCGGAGATTACAACACTGGTATGGGTAACTCCCTTATCATGTTGGCAGTGGTTCGTGCCACCATGTCCCAATTGCGATGCAGCCGCTGGGACACGTTGGTGGACGGCGACAATGCGCTTCTCTTCTTGCCTGCTGCCGAGGCCGTGCGGGTCCATGAGAACTTTGGTCGTGTAGCCCTGTCTGTTTCGGGCCATTCAATGGCTCTCGAGCAGCGGGTCTCAAACGTCGAAGACATCACTTTTGGCCAATCCCGGCTCTGTTTTGTTAGGGGCGGTTGGCAGATGGTGCGAGACTACCGGAAGGTCATATCCCACGGCACTAGTAGTCATGCCCACCTGCACGAACCGCGCTTCGCCCTCGAATTTTTGCGAGGCGTTGCATGCTGTGAAGCATCACTAGCTGACGGGGTCCCGATTCTGTGGAAGTGGTCCAACCACCTACTGGCGCAGACGGACACAGTCAAGAGACGCAGGCTGCATGGGCTTGCGGACTATCAGATGATGGGAGTGGACGTCGATCGGGTGGTTGCCGAACCGATGAGAGCGCGCGAGCCTGATGTTGAGGCCAGGGCAAGTTTCTTTAGGGCCTTCGGGGTAGGTCCTGATGAGCAAATCGAGTTGGAGAATCTCCTTTTGCGAGACCGGGTGGTCGTTACACCTGTCAAGCAAATGGATCGTGATTATCAGCTCGCCTGGTCCGTCGAGCTCTAGCCGGGGTCCCTGCGCATGGTGCCAACCACATGGTTGTATCAGACCGCCGCGCAATACCCTCTCGCGGTTGACAAGCCGGG